TATTAGCAAATAACACAAATGCAAGTGCAGTTCCAACAACACAAGTTTACAAAGATGTAGCAGAACAAGCATATGCTGGTGCAACACCAACTTGGATTGGAACAACTGCACCAAGTGGAACTACCAATCATTCTTATCAATGGTCACAAATAGGCAAAACAGTTAATTTAAGAGTAAATTTAGATTATGTAACTGCTGGAAGTGCATTGACTTCCGTTGCTTTTGATTTGCCAAGTGATTGTCCTATTCCAACATTACCAGCGGGAGTTTCTACAAGTGCGGATATTATAAATTATGGAATTGGAATGATAGGAACATCCAAAAATATACCATCAACAAATGTCGCTTTCACTGCTTTAAGAATCAAATCATTAGGAACACCAAATATTTATGAAATTGTAATAACAAGGGCATCTGGGGCATATAAATTTGGAAACGTAACAATTCAATACTTTGTATAAATGAGACACATCAGACAAATTAATTCAGTAGGAACAGATAGCTATACAGTAGTTATAGCAAATGAGCCATTAGAACAACATCCTTCAATTTTAGAACATCCAGAATGGTTTGAAATTTCAGAAGATGATATACCAGAAAAACATCAATACTTAAACTATCAAGATTGAAAATGCAAAAAAAACAAGCATTTCGTTATATTAGAAATTTAAAAATTAAACTATGAAAAATACAGATGTATTGAGCAGAATTACTGCTTTGCTTAACATCAAAGTTAAGCTAGAACAACAAACACTAGACAACGGAACAGTTGTTGAATCGGATAGCTTTGCAGTAGGTGATCCTATCTTTGCTATTAACGGTGAAATTAAAGAGCCATTAGAAGTAGGCGAATACGTTTTAGAAAACGGTTCTAAAATTTACGTTACTGAAATCGGTATCATTGGTGAAGTTGAAGCCTTGAAAGAAGAGGAAGTAATTGAAGAAGAATTAGCAACTGAAAAAGTAGAAGAAACAGTTGAGGAAGTAGTAGTTGAAGAACTTGCAGAAGTACCACCTACGATTGAAGAAGTAATTGCTTTGGTAATGGAAGCAGTACAACCTAAAATTGATGAGTTACAAGCCAAGCTAGATGCATTGAGCGGTATGCAAACAGAAATGAAAGCAACTTTATCTTCAGTTAGTGCTACAAAACCAACAACACATAAACCAACCGAAAAGGTAAGTTTAGGAAAACAAAATACTGGCTTAAATATATCAGGAACAGAATCAAGAATAATGGCAATGTTGTCAAAATAAAATATTAATAATTAAAATTTAAAAACTATGGCTAATCAACCTACGATTACATCAAATTATGCCGGAGAATTTGCCGGTAAGTATATCGCTGCTGCGGTATTAAGTGCGAACACAATCGCAAACAATGGAGTTACTGTAATTCCTAATGTAAAATTTAAAGCAACTGTAAAAAAAGCGGTTATTTCTGGACTTGTTCAAGATGCAACTTGTGACTTTACCGATACAGGAGTTGTAACACTTTCTGACAAGGTATTAACCGTTGCAGAAAAGCAAGTAAATTTACAACTTTGTAAAACACCATTTGAGCAAGATTGGGAAGCAACTTCAATGGGTTACAGTTCATTCGATGTTATGCCTTCAAACTTTTCTGATTTCTTTATCGCTAAAGTTTTAAAAGATATCGCTATCGATACTGAAACTTTCTTGTGGAATGCAACAAACGGATTGGGTAAATTGCTTAAAACTGATGGTGCTGCAGTTGTTGGAACACCTTTAACAATTACTTCATCAAATGTTATTGCTGAAATGGGTAGAGTTGTAGATGTTATTCCTGCTGCTTTGTACGGTACAGAAGATTTAAGAATCTTTGTTTCTCAAAACGTAGCGAAAGCATACGTAAGAGCACTTGGTGGATTTAGCGTTGCAGCTACTTCAAACAATGGTGTACAAGGATTAGGAACACAATGGTACAACGGTCAAGAATTAACTTTCGATGGTGTACCTGTATTTGTTGCAAATGGTTTACCTGCTAACACAATGGTAGCAACTCAAATTTCTAACTTGTTTGTTGGATTTGGTTTAGCTGACGATGCTAACGTAGTTAAAACTATCGATATGGCAGACATAGATGGATCTAAAAATGTTCGTTTCATTGCACGTTTTTCAAGAGGTTTGCAAGTTGGAATCGGAGCGGATTCAGTAACATACGGAATAGCATAATTCAAGGGGCTATTTAGGTAGCCCTTTTTTATTAACTTAATAAATATATAGATATGCCTTGTTTAATGTCAACGGGTCGGAAATTAGCGTGTAAAGACGCAGTCGGCGGAATACAAAAAGTATTCTTTGCAGACTACGGTACTTTAGGAACAGCTACAATATCAGGTGGAATAGTAACTGCATTTAGTGGTACTACTTACACTTTATTTCAATACGATGTTAAATCAGCATCGGGATTAGAGCAAACCATTACATCAAGTAATGACAACGGAACAACCTTTTTTGAGCAAACACTTACTTTAGTTTTGACAAAATTAGATGCACCGACACAAGCGGAACTAGCTAAAGTTATAGCTACAAGGCCACACGTTTTTATACAAGACAACAACGGAAACTACCTTTCAGTAGGTATGACTAGAGGTTGTGATGTAAACGGTACAATTAGCACCGGAATAGCCCTAGGCGACTTAAATGGTTACAATTTGACCGTTTCGGCGCAAGAACCTATGATGTCGCAGTTTATTACTGCTAACTTGGTAACAACTAAAATAGCTGGAGGAGCAACACCAACACAAATTACACCTGCATAGGGATATGAACAGGTTTAGAATTAGCACTCAATTTATTGGGTGCTTTTTTTTTACAAAATAAAATAAGTTCACGTTATATTGTTATGATAGTATTAAACAAAAATCTAGAACTACCTATAACTATAATACCAACGGTAAATACAACCCTTGTTAGTTTAGTATTTGAATTCACAGACGAGACAACTAAAACAGTTTATTTAAGAGAGCCATACTTTACTGATTTTACTTTTGACTTGGCTACTTATAGCGTGATAACATCTAACTTTTTAAAAGAAAATACATTTTACAATTTGAAAGTTTATTTAAGAGATGATGTAGAAACAACAGTTTACAAAGACCGAGTATTTTGCATTGCCGACGATGCAACAATACAAGACTATTCAATTAACGAAGGACAATATACGTTGCCTAATATTGACAACAATTTCTATAAAATATGAAAAGAAAAATAAATAAAATAGAGCCTAAAAAGATGGGCGGAATTGGTGTTGTAAATTTAGCAACTTATACAAGCCCGAAAGTAGTTGAAGTAAGAAACCAAGACTGGATAAACTACGGTGAAGATAACAACTATTTTGGCTACTTACAAGACCGTATAAACGGATCACCTACAAACAACGCAATTGTAAACGGTATCAGTCAAATGATATACGGAAAAGGAATTGATGCAAGTGATAAACTTTTAAAGCCAGAAGATTATGCCCAAGCGATGTTATTGTTTGATGACGATACAACTGAAAGATTGTGTTATGATTTGAAAGCGATGGGGCAATGTGCAATTCAGGTTGTTTATTCAATAGATAAAACCCGAATAGTTGAATGTAATCACTTTCCTATTGAAACATTAAGAAGCGGTAAATGTAATGAAGATGGCGATGTTGAAAATTATTTTTACGCTGAAGACTGGACAAAAGTAAACAGACAGAACAAACCTTTAGAAATACCTGCTTTTGGCTTTGGTAATGGTGGTGAAGAAATACTTTACATCAAACCATATAAAACAGGCTTTTACTATTATAGCCCCGTAGACTATCAAGGAGGGCTTCAGTACTGCGAATTAGAAGAAGAGATATCTAACTACCATTTAAACAATATAATGAATGGTTTAGCACCGTCGATGCTTATTAACTTTAATAATGGGACACCGACCGAAGACGAGCAGAGAGATATTGAACGAAATATACAAAACAAATTTGGCGGGACATCGAACGCTGGTCGGTTTATCCTATCATTTAACGATAGCAACAACTACGGTGCAACTATTACACCGGTACAATTAAGCGATGCACATAACCAATATCAATTTCTTTCAGATGAGAGTATGAAAAAGATAATGGTATCACATAGAGTTATAAGCCCGATGCTTTTAGGCATTAAAGATAACAGCGGATTCGGTAACAATGCAGACGAATTACAAACTGCTACTATTTTAATGCAAAATACAGTTATTAAACCGTTTCAAAATTTACTAATAAAAGACTTTAATAAAATACTAGCTTTTAATGATATTTCATTAAATCTTTATTTTAAAAATCTACAACCGTTAGATGGTGATAATGAACTAACAGTAGAAGTAGAACCTACACAGCCAACAGCAAATTTAAGCAAAGAGGAGGGCTCATTTGATTTAGATACTATCAATGGCGAATCAATATCCGATGAATGGGAATTAGTAGATAAAAGAGAATATAATAAAGAAAATATCGATATTGAAAATTGGGCTAATCAATTAATAAAAGTTAAGGCTGGAGTTAATTTAAAAGACTTTATAACATCAAATCCAAGTGCCAAAAGTTCACTTGATAAAGATACCTACAAAGTACGTTATGAATACTCACAAAAATACGGAAGCACTAACACAAGAGACTTTTGCGTTAAAATGATGGGTAGAACTGCCAGCGGTGTAGTTTATCGAAAAGAAGATATTGATATGGCTTCATTTCAAGGCGTAAATAATTCATTTGGACATCAAGGTCAAAACTATTCTTTGTTTGAATTTAAGGGCGGTGTTAATTGTGGACATTTTTGGTCAGAAAACCTATACAGGTTAAAAACTAAAACAGATGGAACACCTTATGTAGACAAAGCATTAAGTTCAAGCGAAGAGGTTGAATCAATTACAGGATATAACCCAACACCAAAAGGATTAGATAATGCAAAGAAAGCCCCAAAAGATATGCCTAACAATGGACACCATCCAAACTACAAAGGATAAGATATGACAACACTATTTATCACACCGAAGGACCTAAAAGCAAACACTATCTTAAAC